TGTCATAAGTCTGTAAGATATTAGATGGATTTCTTGCTACAATTGTTGAAGAATCTGGAATTGTTGCAAAAACTTGAGTTGGATTTGAATCAATAACTACAGCAGTTAATAGTGGTTGATTTCCTAGTTCTACTCCTTCTCCTTTTTGGAAAAATTGAGATGTAGATACTCGAACCCAAACATTTGAACCACTAATTTTGGCAATAGTTCCAGTAGCTTTGGTTGATTTACCTTTAATTGTTTGGTTAGATTGAATAGCAGTAGTACCATTTCCAGTTAATTGGAATTGATACACTGGATAAAACTCAATGATTTGATCTCTTCTTCCAAAACGATCTTCCTGTCCAGAAGCGTATTCAATTCTATTAGTAGAGAGTTTTACACAAGCACTTGAGAGATCAATAAGAGGAGACAAATAATCTTTAGTTGATGATAATTGTAATTTATATGTTAGTGATCTTGTGAGATTATTCAGAGTTTCGTTAATTCTTGAAGTTATTACTTTTTGATTTGTAAAATAATGAGTTTCATTGAGGAAAGTTTTTTCATAATCAGACGTTTGTGAATATGACACATAGTTTGTTGTAGAAGAATCTACTGGAACAATATTTGTAGTTTTTACTGATGACTCAATTTTTGTTCCCGTTACTGTTAGATATTGAATTTGTGGGTATAAGACTTCAAATTTTCTATTGAAGGTTGCATAAACAGACTTGCCTCCTCCAAATGAATTGCCAGTTGCTTTTGATGAAGATTTAATATTATAAATGTCAATTCCAGAATTACTAATTTTGAATAAAGTATTGTTTAAAATGTTTGATGTCACACCAGCAACTTCTTGAGCACTCCTAAAAAATACATACGATTTTCCAGAGTCTTCAAACCCATTATCTCGATGACTTACTTTAACAACATCATTATTATTTTTAAATAGTTTTGAAGTTGCATTTGTACTTGACGCAGCATTTGTTTCAAATGGATCTGAATTTAGTAATTCATAACCAAGATTTTCATTTGTCAGTAAAAGCTCTGCTGGTTTTGCGATTGTAAATTCTGCTCTGTATAGTTTGAATTTAAGATCTTCAAATTTATCTTCTGTCCAATTATCAACATTCTGAGATTTGTAAACAGATCCAAGAGAAGGTTGAGTTGTAATAACAGTACTAGTTGCAATATCAACTTCTCCCAATTTAGATGCCCATATTTTATATTCTACTGAATCGGTTTCTACTGCCATAGCATATTCGGTATCATTTTGTAAATACACGGGATAATCAAACTCAAAATGAGTTGGTATTGTAGAATTTGTAACGCCAACAATATCAGTTGCAACACCCATTTGAACAGCTGGTGCATCAATCTCTATGAATGTTTCTATTTCACATCCACCAGCATTATTACCAGGACTTTTAACAACTACTGATGGTGGTTCTGTATAACCAAAACCAGAAAGCGTAATTTCAGCATTATAAATTTTACCACCAGAAACTTCAATACGTGCTGTTGCAACAGAACCACCTGGAAGTTGTGGACTTTCAATTGTTAAGATTGCAGTATCATAATTTGATCCAGTATTCTTAATTCTAATATCAGATAATCTACCGCTGTCTTTTGCGATAGTTACTTTTAAATCGGTTCCGCCAGTAGCATTTGCCAAAGTTACAGATGGAATTGTAAGATCTTCATTTTGGATAAATGATTTACCATTATGATTACCTAGAACAAGAGTATAAACCTGTTCGTTAGTAAGAGAGAACTTACCAGAAGCAGATGCTACTACTTCTACTCCATTCTTATCAATAATTTTAAGAATCGGTCCACTAGCAGCAGATTTAGATCCTGTTACACTTTCTCCCTTGGTTACATTAACATTACCACTTGTATAACATTTGAGGAATGTATTTGGGTTTAAGACTCTTTCTGTTCCAGGAATAACATTTTTTCCTGGTTTACCAGATACAACATCCGTCAAATAAATCTTAATTGGAATATTTGTACTTTTTGTTGAGAAAAAGAGATCAGCACCAGTTACAAATAACCCACCATCAAAATTCTGGATTTTGAAAGTTTGAGCAAGTGGGTTTGGTCTTAATGGATTATCTGTATTATTGTCAATAATCTGCACACCTTCATTAGATTTGAAGTATGCTGGTTTTGTTGACACAATACTTACTGGATTTTCAGGCAAGATACCAGTAGCATAATACTTTACTTCTGCATATGTATCGACAGTATCTTTAGAAGCATCTGTTGCGCTAGAAGTAAATCTAAATGTTAAATTTCCAGTTGTTAAACGGATATCCCCTCCACTAGTATCATAATCAATTGTATTGACATCACCAGTCCATGTAGCATTCTCTCTTGGTGGAGGTCCAGCTGGGACAAGAATCAAACCACTTGCATTACCATTTTCATCTGTAGTAATTTTACCATTAAACGAGGACAAAGAATTACCAGCGATTCCAGTAAATCTTAGATCTGGATTTACCCAACGATCAATCTTTCTACCTTCCAGAAAAACACTAACAGTTGTATTCGGTTTTAATCTTCTAAGTACATATTTTACTGGAATACTTCTAGCAAAGAATGACAACGATGTTGACACCAATTTATTATTGATTGACTTACTCTGAACACCTTTACCTATATCATTATTTTGAGGACTGATATTTGAAGTACTTGCAACAGAGGCAGAAGTTACTGCAGATGTTGCTTGTTGAGTATTTACTTCTCCTAGAGAATTGATACTAGTAAATGCTGGAGATGTTCCTACCCAATTTATGACAAATGAATTGTATAGACTAGAAAAACTTTCTTTTGAATCACTCTTTGCCAAAAAGATATTGAATATTGATGTATTTGTATCTACAACAATAGGATCTATATTTTGATCATACCATTGATCAATATTTGGAGAAACTTCTGCATCTCCCACATATTGAATAACAACAAATGGATTTGGATTGATAGTTTTAAAAGCAAAAGAATTTCCAAGAAGTTCTAATGATTTATATGGAAGTGTAATAATATTCTTAGTTTTTACATATCCAGCAACTGCTCTCTGATCCTCTCTGGTATTAACTTCTTTTAATGCTACAGAGTTTTCTTTTGATTGTGGACGCAGAACAGATTGTTGACTATCGATTGCACACTTATAATCAAGAGATGTAAGATTACCAACTCTATGGGATTCAAAGTTATCTACAAAAAATCCACTCTTAAATCTATCCAATCCAATTTCATCTTTAACTTGCATGTTGAGAGCTTGTTGCTCAAGAATACTTAGAGTTGTATAATACTCAAGGCGTTCAATACGCTTTTCAAGTTTTCCAATATCACGCATCGTATATCTACGATTGTCTACTGGAGTTAATCTTGTATCCTTACTTGTCTTTGTAAATGCAGGAATATAGACATAAAAAAGTGGGACAGCATCATCAACGCTATCTGGTTTTGATGGATTGAGTGATGAGTTTCCTTCCTTGATAAAAAATTCACCTTTTTTATTTAAGAAAATGCCATCGATACGATCAAGATATTGGACTTGACTAAACGAGAATGTATATTCTAATCCAAGATCTGGAGCTGGAGTTGCAGCAATTACAGATCCAGGACCAGAAAACTGTCCATTTATCACTTCTAATGATGAAGTATCTTGGAAACCTGGAATAATTGTTTGATTATCTACCTTTGGTCTAAAATCCAAAACATTTTTCAATTCTAGATTTCCATGTACAGAAGAATTGAAAGTTGGAATTTCAGATTCATCAACACCCGCTTCATGTAAATAACTATCAATTGTACAGAAGTCTCCTTGTGAATGTTCAAAATAATCAAATGCTATTAATAATTGACCGCTTGTTGGTTCAAACCCTGGTTTTAATACAATTCTAGAAACATCATAAATTGTATCTCTTTGACCGTTATCAAATGTAAATCTTGCTGTAACATCAGTTCCAGAGATCAAATTACCTGCACTATCAACATCTGGTGGAGTAGTGCTTGTACCTTCATAAACATATTTTAATTTGTACGCATCAGAATATGAAAGAATCTCTACAGTTTCTACATCATAATCATTTCCTCTGAATGGGATAACTCTGTCCCCAGAAGAATTGACTGTAATTCTTTTATTTTTTATTGACGTTTTTAGTCTTGGTTTTGCATTACTAACTTCTAATGTTGCTGTCAACTTTAGTTTTGGAAATGTTCCATTTGTTGGAATAGTTCCAAAATATGTTGATGGAAGTTGCAGACTGATACTTCCTGATGTTAGACCACTTGCAGTATCAGTTGCAGAAGA